ATCAGATGTCTCTACACTTGGAATATTATTTTTAGGTTTTAATATCTTTCCATGAACAGACCTTAGTTGTGCTAAAGTAAGTTCCTTAAACTCTTCCCTATCATCTTCTGGGAAGTCTGAAAGCAGTTTTTCTTTCTCTGCTGTGCGTTCAGCTTTATACTGATCCACTACAGGAGTTAATTCACTAAGCTGTTTGGCTCTTTCTTCAGCGAGGGTTTTCCATTCTTCATTTTCCTCTAGCTGTTTCTGCCTCTCAACTTCTTGAACTTTCTCAAGTTCAGCAATCTTAGACTCTGCCTTCTGTAATCGTTCTTTCTTTTGCATTACTTCCTGCAATAGTTCAGACTCACGATTACTTATATTGTCTGCACTACTCTGGCTTTCAGTTGCCAACTCTTGTACGCTCTCTTGTACTTTCTCTTCCATTTTTTCCTCCATGTTAATGAAATCTATTTGCCTATTTTAAAGTTGATAGGCTTCGCAGTTTCTTTATCTGCGTTTCTTTTAATTCTTTGCCTCGCCTCTTGCTGTACAATCTTTATTGATTTGTTGCTAAGTGGTTTACTGTCTGTTGTTACTGCTCTACCCATATCCTCGTTCCATTGTATTTTTTTAGCATTTGTACCACTCCATCCGATTGTTACACTATCAGAAGTAAATCCCCTTGTCTGCAATCCGTTCATCATATCACCTGTAAGTGTAAGATTTACCTTACTACCAAACCCTGTACCACCTCTTTTAAGTTTTGGCTTACGATTAGCATAACCTTTACTGTATGATTTAAAGTTCTTATTAAATACATCCTTACCTTTTACCTGTGTCTGTACTCGTATATCATCAGTAATCTCATCACCTATGTGTTTCCAGAACGCTTTGTCAAACTTTGGTATGTTAGCAAGTTTACCCAACTGCCTCTCCCCTTGCAGTTATTGGTCTAAAATTCTTCTTATCTTTTATAAAATCTTTTGCTTTGTCTGGTTTGATTAGTTGCTCTGACCTAGATGTTTCTCTTGCCCATCTATGCCTACAATTAAACCCACCACCATCACTAAATGCTCCAGAATAAGATGAATCTATTTCGTCTCTTGTTAATGCTCCTGCACTAGCCATCTCTAAACATATATCTCTGGTCTTATCATCTATAATACCTATATAAACATACTTAGCATCTTTAGGATCAAACTCTGCCATCTCTACTGTTACATTGCGTTCAAATGTATTGAGTGCTGTATTGGCTAATGTCTCAGCTTGATCTGCCCTTAAAACGCCTCCTGCACCCCTTAAAATGCCATCTGCTATTTCTTTCTCAGTAGCACCTGCAATAATACCCCTTGCTACTTCCTTTTTTATAAGTTCTCCCATTGTACCTGCCTGTTTAGCAAATGTATTTCTATCTATGTTAGACAAGGCTGTTAAAGACTCTGCTGTAACTGTGCCTGTCATCTCCATCGCACCTAGTACATTTTGGTACTCAAGCATCAATCTGTCTATATCAGCGTTTAGGTTTAGTTTGTTAAGGATAATATCTTCCATGTCCAACCCTTGTAGTACAAGTAGTATCTCATTCTTACTGAGTCCTTGCTTCTGTAAATCAAAAACCTGCTTAACAAGTTCCTGCTGTACTCTTTCTATTGATCTAGCATATTGTAAGGATGCAGTATCTTTAGCCACGCTGTAGTGCCTCTAGTAGTGGGTTAGTAGGTTGTTCTGGTTGCTCTGGTTCTAGTTCTTCCATCTTTAAAGCTAACTCAGCCTCATCTATATCTGGATTGAACTTTCGTATAAGTTCTTCACGAGTAATAAGATTATGTTCCATCATAAACTCTAATTTGTTGCGTTCTTCTGTCCATGTCATAGGAAAGCCAACCTCTGGGTAATCAACGCTGTACTTCTCAGATAGGTTTGTGCCTTCATGTACGCTTAATAGTTCTCTATCTATTTCATATCTATCATGTTCAAAGTCTCTAAATACAGGGATGTCTGACTCTCTAGTTTCTATATTATCTACAGAAAGAATCTTTAATGCCTCACCACTTGGTGGTGCAGAGGACTCACCCCATCTAATTGTTAAGCTATGGTTCTGTCCTACTTGGTTGATTAAGTCCTTAACAGATTGAATCATCTGCCCTAGATTAGCACTTGGACTTACATACTGCATTGATGCACCCTCTGGGAGAGCAATCAAACGATCTACACCAAACTTTAAGTAAGGTGGTATCTCTGTATCTAATCCTGTAATCACAGGCGAACCCATCATTAACCTTGTAGCAATCATTACCTCTGTCCACGCATTAGAGGCATGAACAGCACAACGAGTAACATCCGAAGCGTTAGTGTTAAACTCTACCTTAGATAATGGGATAAGGTTGTAAGGATTTACCATCTCTAAGTTATTCCCTACAGGCATCATCTTACCATTTACATTGAAACGAAAGTGCATACCTTGCTCACCATCTAAAGGCTTACTCCAGAAAGCGAACTGTCTATCTCCATTGAAGTCTCTGTGTATCTCATAGCTTACACCATATACCTCACCATCATATACATACTCTTTAACAATAGGATGTATCTTATATTCAATGCGTTGTGTCTTTGGGTTGTACATACTCTGTAAGTGACAGCTACCTAACAACCAAGCAAGTTCTCCGAACTCTCTAACCTTAGTGTTTAAGTTGTGAGTCTTTTCATTGTAGTAATCATTGAACTCACCATTAATAAATCTTTCAGCAGGTTGTTTTAATAACATAAGCCTACTCTTAGCAAAACGCTTTACAAGTGACATCAATACAGGTGGTATCTGTGATAAGGACTCTGTGCTAAAATACTGCTGTATATGTTCATCTAGATTTCTATTATAATAGAAGTCCAATGATGTATTCTTTTCAGCTATAGTATTATCTAACGCACTATATTCTGCATCTTTAACTGAACGCAACACAGCCTCTTTTCCGAGGTCTGGGAGCATTATCTTATCGTGTAATTCCATTATAAACCTTTATGATATGGCATAATCATTCGCCTTTGTATGTTCCTGTATGAACTCCCCCATCTCAGACTCACTTTTAAAATATAAATGCTTACCATAGTAGTGTAAGAACACTATAGTAATAATAACCCCCACTACGATACCTAATAAGAACTCTACCACTCTGTACTAATAGCCTTCTTAGTGCGTAAAGGAAAATAGTAATTACATAAATAACCAAGAGCATCACTTAAATGTGTTTGCTTAATATCTCTCTTATCTATGTCTCCAAGTCTCCAAACATTCTGCTCTAAATCCATAATTAGATTAGGACATCCTTCTACGCTAAAGTTTCCTTCTCTTATAAGTTTGTTTACACTAGCAACCCTATCTCTTACAGCAGGGTTCTTTCTTGGTGCTTTTAAATTAAATCCGTAGGACTTCATAATCTCATGATCTGAAGAAACAGCAGAACTCTTACGAGCATTACCAGAGGCATCAGATACTACCGATACATTAGGAAAGTCTTTCTTAATTAGTTCAGCCATGTCGTATGTATTAGCATTGCTCATGCGATACTCTTTAAATACATGAATCCATCCGTTCCCCATTCTAACAGCTAATGCACTTGCATAATCAACATTATAGTCTTGACATATAACTACAGGTAAGTGGTTTAAATCAGTTCTCTTTGCAATATGCTTAGTTCTATCAAAGTCTTTATATACTCTGCCTTGTGTAAGGTTAATAAATTGTCCATGTACATAGGCTTTTATCTCATCATCTGAGTACGCTGATAATAAGTTTTGTTTGTATTCTTCTGGAAGGTGTGAGTTGTCTAAGGTAGAACCATACACAATGCCTATATCTATATCATCACGATTACTTAACTGATAACCCCAATTCAACTGCTCTGGAGTTCCTGTTAAGAATACCTCTGATTGTTTTGCCTCTGGATGTCTAACCCTTGCAATCATTTGGTCAAATACTTCCTTCTTTTGTATAAATGGTTCATCAATTCCTGCCCATGCTAAATTAGAGCCTTTTAAACTATCTGGTTTATCACCAGAGCCTAACCAAATACGACCATCCCAATTATGTATATGGAACTCGCCTTTCATTTGGTTATATGTATAGTTTAATCCACTACGATTTAAGATGTCTTTTAATGTTACTACTATAGTTCTCTGTGAAAGTCCATGTGATGGACTCACATACATCCCTGCATGGGGTTGATTCAAATAGCTTAAATATATTGATCTCAATGACCCTATGTAGGTTTTTCCACTTCCGTACCCACCTATGAGAACCTTGTAAAATTGTTTTAAATCCCACCATTGTGATTGATGTGGGAGAAAATTCTTTCTTTGTATTCTGAATTGACTCACTCAATGATAAGAGAATCCTTATGTGTAACTTCTCTTATCTCTTTGGATTTCCCCTCTGTCCTGTCTGATAAATAATGAATGGCTGTCATGTTACCCCTAACTGCCATATCGTAAGCCTTACGGATCATCTTTTCTTTCTTAGACTTTCCATCCTGCTCTACTTCTTTAAAAACATCGTTTATAATGTCTGATAATGCCCCAAGCCTACCATTTGGGTTTGCATTATTATTAGGTTTAAACTGAGTATCTGGATTTCCAGAAGTCTTAAATTGTCCGTTAGACCTCCGTTTAACCTCCGATTTTTTACTCATGCTCTACTAATCCCATTGCTAATGTTTTATTTAATAAGTCCATTAAATCCTTTACTTTTTCAGTCTCAACCTCAAATACATCAAACTCTATTCTCCATGCTCCTGTAATCTTGAGGTTCTTGATACCTACTAATTCAACATTTAATGATACTCCTCTATCTTCCATATTTTAATAGTTGTAGCTACAACAATATTGTCATTGTTTCCTGTCTATCGTCACCATACGCACCTTAAAGTAATCTAAAAGCGACTTATTATTTTCTTTTAACGAGTGAGGCACAATAACAAGCCTCTATAAATAAGGCTCAAACGCATAGTATTTAGGGGTATTTAAGGGGGTAGTAAATAGGGGTAATAAATTCTAACCTCTAATATTGTTAGAGTTAAAAAATATTAAAAAAGTTTTTTCCTGTCATAGTTTAAGACTTAAAACAGGTCTATTTTGTCATAGTATTCTTTTAATAATGTTAGTGATATTGATACAGGCTCTATCCATAGCATCAGCTACAGACTGCCTAGATATTCCGAAATCATGTCCTATTGCAGTATATGATTCCCTACCTATGTAGTACTTAGCCATAAATATCTCTATCTGTCTGTGTGTTGCTTCTTGTGCAAATAAGATTCCTGCAATCAAAAGATTCATTTTATCGTTCTCTAATTCTTTTATCTCCCATTTATCTTTATGATCTCCATCATATCTGCCACACATTTCGCATGGTTCTACTTTGTTCATGTTTACCTCTAGTATGTGAAAAAAAGGTTTTGAGGCTTTGAACGCCAATTCACACATAAAATAATAAAATCATTAATCAATAGTAATATAAATAAAAAAACATACTAAATAAGTCCTTTCTTTATTTTTATGATTAAGTTAATTATTTAATGAAAGCCTCAATTATTTATAAATATTCTTTTATTCTAGCTATAAGATTATCACTTTCCTCTGTATCGTAAGGTTTAAAGTGTCCTTGCTTAGAAAGAAACTCACTTATTTCTTTTAATAATTTATCTTTTTGATCTATAATCCTCATTTATATCTCCTGTTTATTTAAAAATTTAGCTAGTCCATCTGGTGATATATCTACTATATGTTCAAATATTGGTGAGTGATTCATTATTATTGGTGCATCATCATAATAACATTGTGCAAAAAAAACAGCAGTATCTTTATCGCCAAACCATTTAGCTTGTGCATTCATTTCTACCTCATATATTCTAATTTTATTTGTCTGTTTTGCCATAATAATCCTTAACTAAGTTATATAAATTTGTTCCAATAAAAAACCATATCATTAAGCCTATAGGTATAAGCACTAAAGCAGTACCTAACGCTAAAAGGTTTATAATGATCTCATATAAGTTTATAATAATCATGAGCATTTAAAGCAGGTTTCTTTAGGTTTACCATAAGAAGGGAAATCATCATAGTGATGTATTCTTTTTGACCAATATCCCCCCATCCTTCTACAATCTTCCCAAACCTTTTTACATTTAGTACAAAACTTTAAACTTTTACTACTTTCTTTTGTATAATTCTTATCACTTCTTAATTTATTAATATTAGTATCATAGTAATTTAATACCCATTGTACTGAATTATCTTTACTATTGTCTGAACTCATAAACTACCTTCCATTATTTGATTAAGTGTTTCATTGGTATAATCCTTACCATTGTACTTTTTTGGCTTTTCTGGTACAAATTCAACCCCACAGCATACACTACTAAAGTTTAGTTCCTTATGTTCTAAAAACATTGTATCACCACACTTAGAACAATACCCCCTGTACATACCAGATTGCATTACTTTAAATTGTTTCTTTTGTTTAAAAGGTTTCTCAGATGCTTTAATTATATCATCGTTCCATCGTTCACCATTAAGCCAAACATTTAAAGCAGGTGTATATTGAGCATCTGTTTCTTTCCAATTATTAAGAACTTGGTTTTTAAAAGCTGTATAGATTGTTTCATGGTCTTTCTTTTTAACTGCTAGTATATACTTCTGATAAGATTTCTTTTTATTAACCTTCTTAGGTACTAATGACCAAAGTTTTTCAAACTCTTGAACATATATATTCTTTCTTTCTTTCTTAACATTCTTGTTTTCGTGTCGGTTGCGTGTCGGTTGCGTGTTCATTGGTGTGTCGTTTTTATTATCTTCAATCTGATAAGTTGCGTAATTACAGATACTTACAACATTTTGACCTGTATCCGTTTTTACATCAATCATTGAACACTTTTTTAACAGGTTTAAAAACCTTCTTACCCTTCCTGTACTCCAATCCCAACGCTTAGATAGGTATCTAAATGAGGCATCTACTTCACCTTGTTCTAATATAACTTCTTCCCCATTTATAAACTTTGTACGCTCTTTATGTGTAGCCATTAATAGTAGATCAATCCACGCTCTTAACTGCTCTGGCTTATCCCAGATAGGGTTATCTTGTATCTTACGATGCAGTTTTATCCAACCATTACTCATTATTCATATATGATTTTAATAGCTTAAAACCATCCTTTTTAAAACCTTCATTTAATACCTGCCTTTGAAACCGACCAAAGCGATTAAATTCCAATAAATATATAGGAACATATTTTTCTACATCTATACTATCTAACCACCACCATTTGATAGTATCTAATTTTTCATCAGTTAATCTACTTTTATTTTCTACTTCTATTAAAAATATCTCTAATTGATTGTTATCTTGATCATATTGTAAAAAATATCCATCTGGTAAAAAATTAGGATGTTGATACTGTTCTTTAAACCCAAAATCATCTTCATAAATTAATTTAGCATATTTACTAATTTGCTTTTTAAAATCATAAAATCTAACTAATGGAAATTCTTGATGTATTTTTTTATATGCTAATATTTGTAATTCATAAGCCTTTTTCCATCTAGGACTAGCTTTATCTGGGTTTTTAATATTTGTAAATTTTAATATATCTTCTTCTGAAGTTGTTGATTTGTAATATGTCCAATTTCTTTCCTTTGTTTTTCTTTTTTTTACTTTATAAAAATTTCTATTCATTACTTTTTGCCCTATATTTTATATTAAATAAAATCCTTATATATACTCATATTTTGACCATAGATATTAAAATAATGCTTTTTAATAAGGTAGGCAATTTTACTAGCGTAGTCACCCTTACCTGTAAATTGCACAGATTTAAAGTTTTCTTTATTGATCATATCTCTAATCTGTTCTGGTGTTATAAATATAAATTCTTCTTCATCTAAGTGAAATACCCACCAATCTGCTTTAGTAGTGCTTAATGCTGATAGTTTACCATTCATCTGTACTTCTACAACAACATTTCCTGTGTATTTACTCATGAAGTCTTTCTTAACTTCCACAGATGTATCTATTTCGGGTATAAATATATCAAAATCTTTAAAATATCCATCTTTGATATAAGCACTTGGGTATTTGTTTTTAATGCGATTTAAGACCAATTCTTCGGACTTTTTACCAACTTCCAGAGATTCGTGAAAACTACTCACTTTAAACTCTCCATTATATTATCAAAATCTGCATCTATAAATTTTTGTGGTGTGTTCTTTTTAATTTTAAGGTCATCGTACCACTTTTGACCTCTTTGCTGTATTGCCCATTCAACAAACTCAGCAGGTGTCTCATGTGCTGAAAACTTTGGACTAAACTTATGGCAACCTACACATAGACAAAATCCATTATCAATATCCCATCTAACAGAAAAGCATCTCCTGCCATGAAAGTGGTGAGCATTTAGTATTTTTAGCTTACCACATACCTCACAACTGCCAAACTGCTTGATTCTTTTCGACCAAGCAGTATCTAACTTCTTAATAAGGGTTCTTTTCATTAAAAAGGAACATCCTCATTATTAGGCTCTTCCTCACTAGGTTTATCATTCTGGTCTTTCTGGATTTGATCCTCATTCCATCTTGTAAGTCCATGAACAGCCACATCCATTAATTCCCTAGCTATCTTTTCAACTTGTTCTGCAATAGGTACTCCATCTTCCATCTTTTTAATTACAAGTTGTGTCGCATTATTAATACACATACCCCATGTAATACCCAAGCTATTACTAGAAACAACTTTCTTGGACTTACTTAGTACCTCTAAGGGATGATTTCCCCCAGACATAGGTGTAACCGACCATCCTGCATAAGTACCTTTCTCGCCATTTATTTCCTTGAGCATTACTTGTACTGTTGTGCCAGAACTGTTACCTACTAGCTTTTTATACAATGCACCACTAAACTCAAAATCAGTCTGTTTACCGATTTTAAGTTCTATCCATTCACCTTTATCATTTTGAAACCACTTTACTCCAGAACCATCTGTAAGGTCGTGTCCAATCATCTCAACAGGTAGCGTGTATCTTTCATTGTCAAACATATCCTTTTCTACTTTCGCACTTGTTGGATCACTTAACAACTTCAGATAGATACCTGTGTTTAAATGAAGGTCTTTCTTTATTTGAAATGCCATTTTACTCTCCTACTTTTGTTAATTAAAGTCTTATTAGTTCAGCTAATATATAGCCTAACCAGAAACATATAAAGTATGGTGCTATTTTCTCAACCCAATACATCATATACTCATATAAATCTAATATAAAATCAATCATGCTATTCCCCTTTTTTTAAGATTGTTCGTACTTTGTATGTAATATTAATTTTTTCACCATTAGGCTCATATATAGCCTCTGATAAGTGTGGCTGTCTATCCTTATACTTATCAAACCTTTTATTAATGTCATCAATAAAATCATCTAAGGTGTTGCCCATTGCATCCGTAAAGCCAAAGCTGTCCTCTGTTTCATATATAATCTCAGCATGATATTTAAAATCATGTGGTACATTAAATAA